CCTTTCCTTTCCCATTGACGAACATATTCTTGAAGTTTCCAAGACCTTTAGCGCTGATAAGCTGTGCCTTGATTTCCTTTTCCTGGTCAGTTGTCAGGTTTGGGTTGTTCATGTAAAGCAAAAATCCACTATGTGCACCATTTATGTAGTATTTGCGTCTGAATAGTGTGGCTTCCTCATTCAGCCAAACTGATGATAATGCACCGAAATATTGCGGGATCCCATAAACCTCTTGCATGACATCATATTCACTTAAATGAAGAACAGATCCTGTCTTGTAATTTAATATCTGGCTTCCTGTCACATAAGAATATCTGTCTTCTTTTTCACGCTGTCTCATGTATAGAGCTGGTACATGCTGCAATTTTGTTGTTTTTCCTAGAGCGTTTTTGACTCTAGGGGTATAGCTGTTACCGAAAATAATGTATTCCAAAATGATTTTATTAAGATCCTCTCTAGTCAATAGGCTTCCTTTCAATTCGACAGATGCACTGATGATATTCCGTTTCGCATAGATTGCGCTTGAGTGCATGCCATTGGCACGAAGCGATTTTGCAAGCCCCATCATAGAGATTGGTGGCTCATAGAATCCACCAATCAAATAGGTTTCTTTGTAGTCGAAAATGTTACTTTTCAAAACTGATTGTGGCTCGCCAAACTCTATAAACATGGTTGTTTCCTCTATTAATTACTACTGAACCCAATGGTTGGTGTTAGGTCTTCGTGATAGGTGACACCTTCAATGAACAATATATGCATGATTGCCATTGCAAGGTCAGCATGTGAACTGTTTTGTGTACGTTTTGCTGTGAAGGTGAATTGCTGTGATCTTTGTGTAATGGTTTTTTTGATCATCATGAAAGCATGTACGACATCATCCCATCCGCCATCAAATAGCAGTCGACCTGACTGAATGACCTCTCTGGCCTTATAGACCATTTTGTTCTTGCTTTCTATGTTGTAGTTGATTCTCATCAAAGAAGGGAAGAACACTTCAACCAGCTCTGCAGTTGGGCTTCCGATTCCTGTCGTGTCCATTGCTATTTCAGCAACATTGTATTTTTCGGTAAGCTGCCGGATCTGTTCGGCCTGAGCTTCATAAGACATGCCATTCAAACGCATTTTTTCAATTAACCGGAATGCTGAATTTGTATTCTTAGGAGGAAGTGCAATGACCACAGCCGCTTCATCTCCGGTACCAGAAGGATCATAGCCTACCCAAACCGGCAAGTTTCCAACAGGTCTGTTAGCATCAAGGTTGATGTCTTTCCAATCGCTGATGTCGACTTTGCATGCCATTAACTGTTTCAGAGCAAATACAGAGCTGGAATCATCTAGGAACTTGCAGCGAAGTAGGTTGTCGAATACCTCTTTGTCAGGGTATTTGAGTTTCAATCGATCCATATTAAAGAAATTAGCACCGCCTTCGATCGCGTCATCAACTGTGATCATTTTGCGATAGATCCCATCCACGCCTAATGCCCCTTTTTTTAGTGCCTTATGCGTGATGTCGATTTCATCCTCTTTTCGACCAGACCATTTTTTATAGGCATCGTGTGCAACAGATGATGGAGTCGACAAATAAGTCGTTCGCCATTTATCATGCATTGAGATCCCACCGGCCAGCGTGTCGAGCTCTTCAAACTTTGGGATCCAGAACACTTCATCAATATACAGATGGCCGTTATAGCCCTGTGATGTGCGCGAACTGGTTGAAAGGAATCTCAACTCAGCACCATTGCTAAGAACTATTTCATCCTTTCCTTTGAGTTCAACACCTCCGATCTTCAGAGCAAACATCTTGATGTAGTTTTTGAAGATCTCTGACTGTTTTCTAGATGCTGATAGAAACACCTGATTGTCACCGGTCAGCACTGCATCCTCAAAAGCTTCAAATGCAAAGTAATAAGTCAGCCCAATCTGTCTTGATTTTAAATAGAATCGCATCCAGTTAAGAGCCGGATCGCTTTTCTCTAAATAGCATTCAAGTTGATACTTGAAAAATGTGTTTTCTCTGAACTCATCCAGCTTTTCTTTTGTGAGTCCGGAAATGTCATTTTTCGTTTTATTGTTTGGTCGACCTCGATTGCTACCATCTTTTGCTTTGTTGTTTTTCTTAGCTGGATCCCCAAATTGATGCTTCAACAGAGTGTCTAGTTCTTTTATTTGACGTTCTGTTTTCTCATCGACCCACATTAGATAGGCAATGCGCTGGCGCAGGATTAATTCAGCCGGGGAATCATCCCGTAAAGCCTTCCAGTTGAACTTTGCAATCCATGATTGAACAGCCCGATCGGTTACACCAACTTGCGGGGCAATCTCAGACGGACTTTGCTGGCGTAAATACAGCCCTAGTGCCTTTGTCTGCTTTGGTGTGTAAAGGATATTTTCTTCGATAACGTCACTCATGGCTCAATTATGAAATAAACCACACATATATTCTTTTAATCGGCTTTTAAGTGGCTGATATAAAAAGCTATTTAGTTTCAATGCTTTAACGAAACACTGATACTAAAGCCTACGAAAAGACAAACAGGCCAAAAAAGGCAAATTTGGAGACAAGAACAGTGTTTAGAACAGAGCCTATTGTGATTTTGACATCCGGTGCAACGGTAGATGGTAGAGAAATCAAATCAGAAACCGTCATCGATGTGGCAAATAGCTATGATCCAAGCGTTTATAACGCAATGATCAATGTTGAGCACAGCCCGTACAGCCAGAAGCTAGGTAGTGTTTTATCGCTATCAGTTCAGGATTATGGTGATAAAAAGCAGCTTTTAGCCGTTTTAAAGCCTAATGATTTGCTTCTTTATCTGATTGAGCGTGGTCAAAAGGTTCACACCTCATGTGAAATTAGTATGGAGTTTGCCGACACAGGAAAACCTTATCTTGTCGGCCTTGCAGTCACAGATTCACCAGCCAGTTTAGGAACCTCTGAAATGCACCTTTCTAGAGAAGGTAAACAAGTAGAGATTTTCTCATCTAAGGAAACGATCGAGAAGAAAAAACCTAAATTCATGGAAAGTATTTTTACTCAAACCAATAAAGAGGATGACCTGATGGATAAGGCAGTCATGGAAGTTTTGAGCCAAGTAGCTGAAACTCAGAAACAACTACTGACAAGCGTTGAGGGGTTGACAGAAAACCTATCAACTTTGAAAGGTAAAGATCAGGGTGCTGCAGGTGGTGACACTGAAGGTAAGAATGATCAGGGTGCTGCAGGTGGTAACACTGAAGGCAAAGAAGAACTTACAGCCATGCAAGAAAAAATCACTGAACTTTCTAGTGCGCTAAAAGCTAGCCAAGATTCTATCGCTGCAATGACTGAAAGCTTGAGCCAGTTTACAGATGAACAAGAACGTCACCAGGCAGACGGTGGTGGAGCTGGTGAAGAAGAACTAACACCAAAAAACATTCTGTAAATAGCAGTAACTATTAAGGCATAAATCAGAGGAATCGGAAATGCAAAATTTTACTAGAAAAAAGGTCAATGAACTTGAACTGGCTATGGCACAGCAATATGCAGTTGACAATGTTGCCCAAAAATTTGCGGTAACACCTGCCGTTGCACAGGTTATGGTCGCGGCGATAAAGACTGACAATTCATTCTTGAATAAGATCAATGTGATGATGGTTTTACCTCAATCCGGTGAAGCGATTGCTGTCAATGCAGTCGGTATGATTGCAAACAAAACAGATACCAGCGCAAATGATCGCGCACCGGTTGATCCTTCATCACTTGGTGGAACACCATATGCATGTCTGCAAGTAAACTTTGATACTTTCTTGAAGTATTCAACGCTTGATGCTTGGGCACATTTGAAGAACTTCCAGACGCTTGTTGCATCACAAACACGCAAACAAATCGCATCAAATATGATCATGATCGGTTTCTATGGTGAAAGTGTTGCTGCAACATCAGATCCTGTCGCCAATCCAAAAGGTCAGGACATTGCAAAAGGTTGGTACCAAAAATTGCGTGAAAATGCTCCTGAGAAAATCATCCTTGAAGGGGTTCCTGCTTCTGGCGCAATCAAAATTGGTACCGGTGGCGACTATTTAAACCTTGATGTCGCTGTGAATGATATTAAGCAGTTGATTGATGAACCATTCGATGAAGATGGTGATCTGGTTGTCATTGTCGGTTCTGAACTATTGGCAAATGATAAAGCCAAGTTCTACTCAGATAACGGAAACACGCCAAGTGAAAAGGCGATGATTGAAGATAAACAGGTCATTGGAACTTATGGCGGTCTACCGGCATTCAAAATTCCAAACTTCCCTGCGCGTGGATTGATGATCACCTCATTCAACAACCTGTCTATTTATATTCAGGAAGCATCTATCCGACGTTCGATGCTTGATAATCCGAAGCGTGACCGGTACGAAACATATCAGTCACAAGAAATGGATTACGTGATTGAGGAACTCGGAAAAATTGCAGCGCTTGAGTTCAAGAACGTCCAGATCACCGAAGACGGTGGAACTAGCTGGATCTAACTTTTAACCTTCTACCTCCCCAGGGCGGTGACAGCAATCAAATCATGATTTTTTCTTGATTTGAATCGCTAGTCACTTAGCCCTTTTTTAAGGATTCAAGATGGCTGAATACATTGGAAATAAAGGAACTGTCTATACCGGAACAATAGCAGCTACTAACTTCTTTCCTGAGTTGAAAGTCAGTGATTTTCAAGAGTTGTTCGCTTTCCTAAATGATGAAAACGAAAACTCAATCTTGCTGAAAATGACAGTCAGCAAGGCCAATATAGATCGGCAGCTACTTGATGCACTTGCCGAAAACTATACAGATTTGATAGCCGTTTCCCAGGCATTATGGGGAAATGACTTGACTGCAGATGCTATGTATAAGCAAGCAGTCTTTAGCCGTACTGCGTCGGATTTAATTGATAACCGTCTATCGACCGACGCTACCAAAGAGGCCTCCGATAGACAGTCGGCACTGGATGATCGTGTCACTAACCTGAGAACTCAGGCAACCGATGCACTTGACCAGTTATTGAGCGCAACCGGTGAAACAACCGGATATACATTTGAATTGCTATGAGTTATTTAAAGAGCCTGACAGATTACCTGACAAATAACGTTTCAGGCAAAGAAAAAATACAGGTCTGGGTTGAGAGTGACACACTGGAATTTAGCAGTGCTGAACCTGACAACGGACTTGTATCACACCAGGCGATTAACTTTGTCATTTCAGATGTAAATGTTGATGCAAATGCTTTACGGATGCATGTTGCTAACTGGGTTATAACCTATTTACCTGATTTTGATGGTATGGGATTGCCTAAACCAGTATTGCATATT